ATCCCACGAAAGATCCCCTCCCGACGACGCCCGTCGTCACTCACCTGCACAGTGTACAGAGGAGTTTGTTCCTACCGAATGGAGGATGGCATGCCGTACTATCGTGAAACGTATGTGAACAAAGCGTCCAATTCCGTTACAACTCGGAATGGCGCAGCACATACTAATTTCCCGATGGTACTGGATGACGCACGCATCATGACCTTCCGGACTCGTCCGAAAGGCAATGCGCGTTCAGCAGAAGAAATTCTTCTTGAGCAAAGCGTCGATCCTTATGCTTACTTCTTGGAACGTGAGTCCCGAGAGAAGTACCAAGCTCGGCTTGCCGAGCGAGGACTCCCAGCTGACGGCGGACCCGATAGGGGTCATGCGTTTCAGCTGAGTAAGTATACTCTGGAAGGTACGCCGATCGCCGCCGCTACTCAAGTGAGTAGAAGTGGCATCGGCTCGCCGATTACGACCATTGTTGGGCAAAACTTCTTTCTTGCTCCAACAGCGGCCCAAGTCGGACTGAGCACAGGCTCCCAAGCCCCGATCTTCCCGGCAAAACTGGGAACTTCGGGTCTTGATGCTTTCGCTCAGCAGGCCTACCAGCGTACGGCACCCACGTCTGTCATGTTTGATGCAGCCCGTGCGCTTGGGGAGCTCCGTCAGGGACTCCCTTCTGTTGCGACCTTGGCACTTAAGTCAAGGCTTCGCGACTTCAAGCAAATGGGATCAGACTATCTGAACGTCGAGTTCGGGTGGAAACCCCTAATCGACGATCTGCACAACATGGTGCGTGCTCTCGCGAGCGCGACTGTATTCATGGCCGGAACAGGCCAGCGAGTACACAGACGCTTCGGGACACCTGAGCAGGTCTCATCGTACACATCGAACTTCACGTCCGCTATGTACGTTGCAGGCCTCGGTGGAGTCACTTCTGGGCCTTACGGCTCACCAGTGTCAACACCGTCGGGAAGTTTCCATGGCGCCGTTGGCGTCAAGGGTAACTTTATCCGATCTCAGTGGACTACCAGATGGTTCGAAGGCGAGTTCACGAATTTCATGCCGCTTGGTTTTGATCCGACTGATTTCTTTAGTCGGATGAACCAGCTCATGAACGTGAAGCTTACGCCCCAGACACTCTGGGAGTTGTCTCCGTGGTCCTGGCTCGTCGATTGGAATCTCCGGATTGGGGACTCCATAGCTGCCAACGAGTTGGCTGCTAACGACTTGCTAGTGATGCACTATGGGTATGCGATGGAACACACAACATACAAAGATTTTGTGTCCATCGACTACTCTGCGGTCCAAACTGCTCAACCCGGTTCGGGGTCAACGTGGGCCTACTGGCAGGGACTTCCCGCCAGCCAGACTCTCGTTGCCACGACCGAATACAAGCAGAGGATCCGTGCGAATCCATTCGGTTTCAAGACAGGTGGTTCGACCTCCCTTTCATCAGGGCAGTTGGCGATCCTTGGCGCACTGGGGCTCACAAGGCTCAAGTGAAAGCTGTGGTTCGGTGCTTAATCCGAACTTTCTTCCACCCAACATTCCATCAGCAAGGAGGGCTCTAATGCTCCCTGATCCTATTTCCATCAAGGTTGCAGGCGTTGCGACCAACCACCCCCGAACGGGGATTGGTGCGGAAAGCAACGTCTACTCGACCGCCGACGGATCTTCGCAGATCCGCGTAGGCGGTTCGCAGTCTCGCAACCGGAAGCGGAAGTACCTCGCGAACACAAAGACCAAGATTGCTGCTGATCCCCTTACGGCGATCAACCAGACAGTCGCGGCCACCGTGACCATCAGCGTTAGTGAGCCCCTGTGGGGGTTCACTGTCGCTGAGATCAAGGCGCTTGTCCTTGATTCTCTCGAGTTCCTTTCCGCTTCCACCGGTGCGAACACTGACAAGATCCTTGGTGGTGAGCGTTGACCGAACTTGTTCTCATTTTCGGCACACTCACTATCTCGATCCTCGTCAGCGTTAGCATCGCAGCGTTTACTTTCGCTGCAAAACGGTAACGGATCAGGGGAGCTAGCAGAGCAGGAATCACGACCCTGGAAGGGGCATGATGAAAAGCCTACTAACTCTCCACCTCTCAGCGCTGAGATCAGTTTCTCAGCACTGCTCGATTGGCGTCGTCATGGATGTTTCGTACATCCAGAAACGATGGGAAGACGAAGGTGATAGTTTCCTTACTATCACACTGCCCCGCTTCGCTAAGACTCTCGAAAGAGCCGTCGAAAGCGGAGTTTGGCCGGCTCATGAGCCTCTTGGATTCAAGAGGCACAAAGGGCTCCCGACGTTCATGTCAGGTTTCCTTAGCCGTGTCTTCCGACAGGATGGTTCTCTGCTGGATGACCCAGATGTGGAATGCATCTGGGCAGTACGACAGGTTTGCTACTTGTCGCACAAAGTTGAGAGAGACTGCACGCCCGAAAGGGTTAGTGCTGCTTTCTCTCAATTCATCCGTACCGACGATGAGCTCATTGGATTGCCCGGTCGAATCGACCGGGGGCGTCTGGAAAAGTTCCAGGCTACTTCCAATAGACTCTTTGGAGATTTGTTTCAGAAGCTCGATGCTCGCATCGCGGCTTATGAACTCATCCCCAAGCACGGACCTGGAGCTGTTGCTGAATCACTCTCTTCCTTGGAAAAGAGGGATTTCCGCTACTGGCCGGAGAGACTCGAAAGTGTCTTTCCGTACTGGCGCTATACGCGTAACAGCGTATATCCAGCATCCTATCCCGTGCTCGTCCCTGTGGATCAGGAGAT